TGGCCAAGGGCCACGCGGTGGTGCCCGGCGTCAGCCGGCCGAGCCCGAAGTGAGGGCTGGCATGGCCACGCGCCGCGCCAAGTCCAAGGTGCACCGGTTGGATCCAGCGGTGCGCCAGTACATCGAGCAGCTGCTGCGGGCGGATCGCTTCACGCTGGACGAGATTCTCGACCAGGTGCGCGAGCGGTTCCCCGGCCAGGACGCGCCCAGCCGATCCGGCCTGCACCGCTACAAGCTGGGCTTCGAGGAACTCACCGCGCGCATGCGCGAGATCGACCGCGCGGCCAACGCGCTGGTGGGCGAGCTGGGCGAGGGCGTGGGCGAGAAGTCGGGCGCGCTGCTCGCGCAGGCCGTGACCACGCTGGTGACGAATGCGGCGCTGCAGGCGCAGACCGGTGAGGATCTGGAGATCGACGATCTGCGCAAGCTTGCGCGAGCGGCGAAGGATGCGATCGACACGCGACGGATCAGCCTGGCGGAGCGGCAGGCGATCGAGAAGCAGGCGGCAGAGCGCGCGCTGCGCGAGAGCCGCGAGCGCGTCGAGGCGCTGGGCCGAAGTGGGCAGATCGACCCGGAGGCGCTGAAGCAGGTGATCCAGGCGGGGTACGGGCTGCAGTGATCACGCCGGCGCTACCGCTGTATCCGTACCAGCGCCAGTGGGTGCTGGACGATGCGCGCTTCAAGATCGGCATGATGGCGCGCCAGTGCGGCAAGACCTTCACCAGCACGCTGGAGCTGGTGCTCGACTGCCTGCGGGCCGAGGCTGCCGGACGGCGCGCGCGCTGGGTGATTCTCTCGCGCGGCGAGCGCCAGGCGCGCGAGGCGATGAACGAGGGCGTGAAGCTGCACCTGAGCGCCATGCAGGCGGGCTTCAAGGAACTCGACTACGACTTCGACGCCGACGTGCGCGCGCTGGAAGTGGAGCTGCCAGGCGGCAGCCGCATCACGGCCCTGCCGGCGAACCCGGACACGGCGCGCGGCTTTTCGGCCAGCGTGCTGCTGGACGAGTTCGGCTTCCACCAGGACAGCCGGGCGATCTGGAAGGCGCTGTTCCCGGTCATCTCCAAGCCCGGCCTCAAGCTGCGGGTGATCAGCACGCCGAACGGCAAGGGCAACAAGTTCTACGAGCTGATGACCGGCAGCGACGACGGCTGGAGCCGGCACACGGTGGACATCTACCGCGCCGTGGCCGATGGCCTGCCCCGCGACGTGGACGAGCTGCGCCGCGGCGCAGGCGACCCGGACCTGTGGGCGCAGGAGTTCGAGCTGCAGTGGTTGGACGAGGCCAGCGCGTGGCTCGACTTCGACCTGATCGGCGGCTGCGAGCACGCGGACGCCGGCAAGCCCGAGCTATACCAGGGCGGCCCCTGCTATATGGGCGTCGATATCGCGGCGCGCAAAGACCTGTTCGTGATCTGGGTGGTCGAGGAGGTCGGCGACGTGCTGTGGACGCGCGAGGTGATCGCGGAGAAGCGCATCTCCTTCGCGAAGCAGGATGCGCTGCTGGACGACGTGTTTCGACGCTACCGCGTGATGCGCGCCTGCATGGATCAGACCGGCATGGGCGAGAAGCCCGTGGAAGACGCCAAGCGCCGCTACGGCGAAACCCGCGTGGAGGGCGTTCTGTTCACCGCCGCGAACAAGCTGTCGCTGGCCACGCTGGGCAAGGAGCGGTTCGAGGATCGGCGAATCCGCATTCCCTCTTCGCCGGAGATCCGAGCGGACCTCCACAAGCTGCGCAAGGTGGTGGGCCCGACCGGCACGCCGCGCTTCGTTGCCGACAGCGATTCCGCCGGTCACGCCGACCGCGCCTGGGCCGGCTTCCTGGCGACCAGCGCAGCGGCGAATCCGGCGGCACCGATCGACTTCGATTCAACGGCTCCGCGCCTGCCGGCACGGCTGGATGGCGGCGCGCCTCAGCGCTTCACGGACTCCGGCTTCGGCACCGTGCCGGGCCGACTTGACCTTCGGGGGTGGTAGCCATGCAGGCACCGGAAACCGGGCGGGAGATCGCCACCACGCGCGACGGCCGCGACATCACGCGCGGCTGGGTCGGGCCGCTGTTGCGATCCACCGACCGCCTGCTGCAGCGCCGCGGCGGCGGCTCGCTGGAGATCTACGAACAGGTGGCCAGCGACGCGCAGGTTCAGGCCACCTATCAGCAGCGCCGTCTGGCGGTGACCAGCCGCGAGTGGATCGTGGAGCCGGGTGATGCGCGGCGCCAAAGCAAGGCCGCGGCCGATTGGCTGCGCGAGCAGCTGCAGCACGTGGGCTGGGACCGGGTGACCGACCGCATGCTGTGGGGAAGCTTCTACGGCTATGCGGTGGCCGAGCTGATCTACGCGCGCGACGGCCAGTACGTCTCGCTCGATGCGATCAAGGTGCGCAACCGGCGTCGCTTCGCCTACGACGACAACTACCAGCTGCGCCTGCTGACGCCCGAGCGCATGACCGAGGGCGAGCTGGCCGAGCCTCCCTACTTCTGGCACTACGCCACCGGCAGCGATCACGACGACGAGCCGTACGGGCTCGGCCTGGCACACTGGCTTTACTGGCCGGTGCTGTTCAAGCGCGAAGGCATCCGCTTCTGGCTCACGTTTCTGGAGAAGTTCGGCGCGCCAACGGCCGTGGGAAAGTACGGGCCGAACGCGACTCACGAGGAGCGTCGCAAGCTGCTCGCAGCAACCGAGGCGATCCAGACCGATGCCGGCGTCATCCTGCCCGAGGGCATGGTGATCGAGCTGCTCGAAGCCGCGCGCTCGGGCAGCGTCGACTACAAGTCGCTCCACGACACGATGGACGAGACCATCGCCAAGGTGGTGCTGGGCCAGACCATGACCACGGAGGACGGCGCCAGCCTGAGCCAGGCGAAGGTGCACCTGCAGGTTCGCGCAGACCTGGTGAAGGCGGACGCCGACCTGGTCAGCGAGTCCTTCAACCGTGGCCCGGTCGCGTGGCTGATGCAGTGGAACTTCCCCACCGCCGCGGCGCCGAAGGTGTGGCGCGTGATGGAAGAACCCGAAGACCTCACCGCGCGCGCGGAGCGCGATGGCAAGGTGTTCGCGCTCGGCTTCAAGCCGAGTGCTGCGTACATCCGGCAGACGTATGGTGATGGGTGGGAACCGGACGGCAGCGCCAGCTCGCCGCTGCCGCCTGCCTTCGCTGCGGAGAACTCGGACCAGGCCAACGCGCAAGACGACTACCTGGCGGCGCTGCTGGATCGCCTTGGAGATCGCACGGGGCCGCTGACCGATACCTGGGTGGCGCGCATCCGCAGCGAGGTGCAGGCCGCTGACAGCTTCGAGGATGCGCTCGACCGTCTTTCCGGTCTGCTGACCGAGCTGCCGCTCGACCAGCTGGGCGAGGCGCTGGCCCAGGGCTTCGGGACGACGCAGGTTGCGGGTCAGTCCGACGCGCAGGACAGCGGCCGTGCCTGACGTTCGCCTCGCGTTTCGGCCGTTCCAGGAACAGCTCGAGTTCTTCCGCCGCAAGGTCAACGTGCCCAGTGCGCGCTGGGACGATCTGCTGCGCGAGGATCACGCGCACGGGTTCATGGTGGCGGGCCTGGCACGTATGGACGTGCTGGACGACATCCGCCAGGCGATCGGGGCCGCGATCGAGCGAGGCGAGACGCTGGCTGACTTTCGCGCCCGCTTCGACGAGATCGTGCGCGGGAAGTGGGAAGGCTGGACCGGCTCGGAGAGCGAAGCCCGCCGCGCCTGGCGCACCCGGGTGATCTACCAGACCAACCTGCGCACCTCGTACATGGCGGGTCGCTGGGAGCAGCTCCAGCGCTTTCCGTACCTGCGCTACCAGCACAACACGGTCGCCAACCCGCGCGAGGAGCATCAGGCCTGGGACGGTCGGGTCATCGCCACCGATGATCCGTGGTGGGACGCGCACTACCCGCCGAATGGCTGGGGCTGCCGGTGCTCGGTCACCGGCGTTTCTGAGGCGCGCCTGCGCGCGCTCGGGAAGTCTGGGCCGGATGGCGCGCCGCCTGGCGGCCGTGGCGATCCGCCGCCCGAGTGGGCCTATCACGTGGGCAAGGCTTCGCGCTCGCTGCCGGCGGCGGCCGCGTTCGGCGAGAAGGTGATGCAGCTGCCGGAAGCCTGGCGCGCGGCGGCGCTGGCGGATGCGCAGCGGCGCCGGGTGGATTGGTTCCTGGACTGGCCCGGCTTCGTGCGGCGCGTTGAGCGCGAAATCCTCGCGCAGCAGCCGCGTTCCACGGGTGCACAGACGCCGGTGGGTTTCCTGGCGGAAGGCGTCGTCTCGTCACTCGCCGCCGGGCGTGGCTTGGATGGCAAAGCCTTCGCAGCCGTGCGCCCGGCCACCGCACTGATTGCCACCACGGATCGGGCGATCTACCACGCGCTGGCGAACCGGAAGTTCGCTGACCGCCCGGAGATGCGATCCGAGTTTGGCGACTGGGTTTCGGATCTGCCGGCGTGGATCCAGGACCCCGCTACGCTTGTGCTTCTTCGACCAGAGGGATCGGGCGGCCCGCAGACGCTGGTGTTCGCGCGGCCGCTGGGCGGCGAGACGTATGCGGCGCTGTTCGTGCGCCTCGACCAGGTGGATCGAAAGGGCGTGCAGCCGGCGATGGCGAACTGGGTGCGAACCGTAGAGTTCGAGACTCGGCAGACCCTGAGCGATCTCATCAGGCTGCGGGGTGAATGGTGACCCGGCTCCAGGGCGGGATTCGAACCCGCATACAGGCGCGCACCTTGGTGCGAACCCCCCTTCTGCCTGAGCAGGGCTCTACCGGAGCCGGGCGCGCTGGGAGCTTACCATGACCGCCAAGACCATCGTCTGGGACGACGGCGGGTTCCGCGACGCCATGACCGAGCTGGTCGGCCGAGCCCAGGACCTGCGGCCGCTGATGGCTGACATCGCTGAAACCCTGGTCGAGAGCACTCAGAGACGCTTCAAGACCGGCATCGCCCCAGATGGCGTGCCGTGGCCGGCGCTGAAGGATGGCAGTGGCCGAACTCCGTTGAACAAGGGCGGCGACATGCAACGCCAGATCTTCCCGAGCCACGGCGCAGACTTCGCCGAGGTCTCGGCGTCCGCCAAACAGGCCAGCTGGCACCAGTTCGGCACCGACCCGTACGTGATCCTCCCTACCCGCGCGCCGGCGCTGTTCTGGAACGGTGCTGGTCACCCGGTCAAGAAGGTCAACCACCCCGGTCTGCCTGCCCGCCCGTTCATGGGCATCAGCGCCAGCGATGCTCGCGAGATCCTCGCCCTAGCCCAGGCCTATCTGGACGCAACCGACCCGGCTGGTTGACCATTGCGCCACATGCAACGTCGTTGCGTCAGCCTTCCCACGGAAGGCCGTCGAATCCCGGCTTGTTCCGGGTTTATCGCGCTCCGGCCCCCTCACTTATCAAGCCCCTGCACACGATCAGGAACGCCGTAAGCTCCCTCCCCTCACGGCTTCCGGCTGGCGGGCTTCTTCTCTTGGCCCCGAGTCGCTCCTGGCTCGGTATGCCGGTCGCGGCCTCCATGCCGCGGCACTGCGCGCGGCACGGCCTGCCACCGGCAATCCGCCAGCGAAGTGCTCGCCCTCTTGGCTTCCGGCTGGCGGCCGGCTCATCCCGCTTCGGGTCTTCC